GCCATGCCGCCGTTCGACGCGGCGGTCTCTGCCAGCCAGGACGCGTACATCCAAGCGCTGACCGAGCAAGGCTATCTCGCGATCGTCTGCCGTGGGCACATCGATGCGCTCGAAGCGATCCGGGCCTATCTACTTCAACCACCGACGAGGGTTGCGGCATGAGCAAGACCCGCGCAGTGAAGTTCAGCGATGCCGAGATCCGCCGCCAGGCCGCCGACACGGCCGTGCATGACCTGCGCGATCCGCGTCACCCGGGCCTGTATCTGCGCTTCGGCCAGGACCGGCAACGGGGTTCCTGGTACCTGGTCAAGGGCAAGGCGTGGAAACAGATCGCACGCTTTCCCGAGCTGGGCGCGGCAGCGGTGCTGGCCGAGTTGCCCGCGCTGCGTCAGCGCCTGCTGCACGATCCATCGGCGACCGCTGCCTTGGGCGGCTTGTCCACGGTTGGTCAACTGCTGGACTGGTACGGCGACCGGATGGCGCGCGATCGCTCGCTGTCGGCCAAGCGCAAGACCGGCGCCAAGTCGGCCATCGCCTGCCACCTGCGCCCGCGCCTGGCGAGTCTGCCCATCCGTGAAGTCTCGGCGCCGGTGCTGGACAAGCTGCTGATGTGGCCCGCTCAGGAAGTGCTGTCGCTGTCCTACGTGCGTCAGCTCTTCGGCCTGCTGGTGGTCGCGTTCCGCCAGGCGCACAAGTTGGGATTGATCGACACCAACCCGGTGGCCGGGCTGAAGTTCGTGGACTTCACCAAGGCCAAGATCATGCCCAAGGCGGCCCGGCTGCGTGGCGTGCACCTGGTGGAGCTTGTACCGGCACTGGCCGAACGGTTCGAGGAGCAGCCCGCCGAGGCGATGCTCGCGCTGATGATGCTGTGCCACGGTACCCGGGTTGGTGAGACTCGCATGGCGCGCTGGCCTGATATCTCCCTGGCCGATGGCGAGTGGTTCCTTCCGGCTGAGCACACCAAGACCCGCACCGAGCATCGCCTGCCACTGACGGCCCAGGCCAAGGCCATGTTGACCCGGTATCGCGCCACCCAAATCGCCAGCGGCTACGACGGCATCTATCTGTTTCCGTCGCGCCGTGGCCGGGCGCTGAGTGAGGGGCAGGCCAGCGCTGTGTTCACGCGCCTTGGCCAGGGTGGGTGGACCAGCCACGACCTTCGCAAGGTGGCTCGCACCGCCTGGACAGATCTCGGGATCGACGGCCACATCGGCGAGATGCTGCTCAACCACTCGCTGGGCAAGATCGCCTCGACCTACATCAACACCCAGGCCCAGGAGCAGCGGTTGAAGGCGCTGGTGAAGTGGCACGGTTGGTTAGATGAGCGTGGGTTTCAGGCGATTCACAACCTGACAGGCGCCCAATTTGAAGATTCGCATAACCCCGCGCAACCCAGTAACGGCGCGGGCTGCACGGCTATTCCTAACATTGTTAATGGCGAGGTTTCAAAATGATGATTTTGCTCGATTACAACACCGGCCTCGCCGTAAACCCTGCCTTCGTGGCGTCAATCCGCCTGGCCAACTACAACCAGAACGATCACCTGGTCATCACCATGAAGGATGGCTTCGAGATCCAGATTGCCAACAATCCAGGGCAGGGCGTTCTGGTCCATGCGCTGCACCGCAAGCTCATGGTGGCGGTATGAAGACGTCCCGCCGCCCTGACTTTGTGCGGAGCCTGATCCCGATGACGGAATGCCCGTCTTGCCATGGCGCTGGGTTGATCCAGGGCGTGTTTCATCAGCTCGAGTGCATCGGCTGCCACTCTTCGGGGTTTGTCCATGCTGAAACCCTTGAGCCACTTCTGATTGAGGAGCTGGTCATTCAGCTTGGGATGCTGGTTCGGCGAGAGCGTCGGCAGGTGGTGGTCGGCAAGAACCCGGCGCGCTGCATCGTTGATGAGTACCAACAGAGCAATAACCGCGGCCCGGGCCGCTCGTCTTACAAGGGGGATTGATCATGGGCATCTATAAAGACGTGATGAGCACACTGGTCCGGGTGCTGGCCGCCGACAACATCGACAACAGCACCAAACAGTCCTGGCAGAAGCTGATCGACGCCGACCTGCGCCAGGGTGGCACCGGCAGCACGTTATCGCCGCGGGACAAGTTCGATTACGACTGCTGTCTTTATGCGCTGCTGCACCGTCAGCTCGATCCGGCGCAGTGGGATGTGCTAGTGGCCAAGTATTCGACGCACAAGGGCAACAAGGTCGCCGCCATTGGTCGCCTTGTATCCCGAACCACATCACCGGCGCCTCAACTGTTCATCTATAAGGCGCTCACCGCGTGGGCAATTCCAAAGCTGAAGGGTATCCAGACGGGCAAGCGCTCCACCGACATGATCGTATTGCCGGCCGAGTTCTACGACATGAACACCTGGGACGTGGAAGGCAAGCCGGAGTCAACGCGCCGCCGCTGGAAAACTGGAATAGCCAAGCGTCTGGAGTCGTTGGAAGAGGCCGCTGTCATCCGCGCAACAGAGATATTCGACCGCGAACAGATATTCATTGATGCCGCTTGACGTAGTGGCGGAATGGTCATAAATTAGCCCCATCATGTCGATCTTGCGCGTTATGAGAGACGACAAACAAAGCCCAGCGATTTGTTGGGCTTTTACTTATTGGCGGAGGTCCCGGCGATGACAGGGTCTGAACGTGACGAAGCGATTCGCCGCATACAAAGCCAGACGATCCTTAGTCGCGATGAGGCGGAAAGCTTGGTTCGCCGCTACGATGGAATACCCTGCTTTGAGCAAATTATTAAAGCCGGCCTGTTGACTGGGTTTTGGCCGGATGCAAAAGCATTTCGGTTGTAAGACACCTTTGTAGTGCCTCTCTTGAAGCCTCGCCTAAGTGCGGGGCTTTTTCGTTTCCGGGCTATGCCCTGGCCTACGCAGGCCTTTTTATTGTGGAGCAGCACATGGCTGAGCCGAGCACTGGCGCCCTTGCAGTTACTGGTGTCGTTGCCAGCGTCGGCCTGGGTGCTGCTTTCCCCGAGATCGACCTTGCTGCGCTGGTCGGGTCATTTGGCGGTTCTTTTCTGTTCGTCCTATTCGCGGACGCCATGCCAACCTGGCGCCGTGTTGGTTACCTTTTCGCCGGCTGGATCGGCGGTTATTTCGGCGCTGCCGAACTCTTGGGGCTTACCTGGACCAAAACAGCCGGCTTCAGTGGTTTTGTCTGTGGCGCGATCTGCGTTGCGGTTGCCACTGGAATACTGGAGTGGATCAACAGCGGCGTGATGCCGCGCTGGCTGCAATGGTTCTTCCGCCTTCGGGCAAGGAAGGAGGGTTAAATGGCCTCAGTCATTCAGGCTGCACTGTGTGCAGTCATCTTTATCATGATCGGGTTGCGCTACAGCCCCTATCCGAACTCCCGCTACAAGCTGTCCATATCGTTGATCGCCTGGGCTGCATGCGCTGTCACCGGCATGCAGTGTGTAAGCCTGGTGGGTCGCATGGTGCTGGAAGGTGAGTTCGCGGACGCGTCCTGGTTCAACACCGCTTTCTATGCTCTGGCTGCCGTGCTGGTCTGTCGTGCCCGTGGCAACGTTGCCCGCATTGTGCAGGTCGACTAACGCGACGCTGAACCAACCGAAAAAGGAAACAATCGATGCCACCAAGACCGCAGAAGCCTTGCGCTGCGTTGGGGTGTCGTGCGCTCACACGCAACCCCAGGTATTGCGATGAGCACGTCGGCTTAGCCACGGCGCAGGCAGAGCGCCAGGCTGCCAGGAAGCGCGAGAGCAGCACCCAGCGCCTCTACACATACAAGTGGCAGAAGGCGAGCAAAGGCTTCCTCGCTCGCTACCCACTGTGTGCCGAGCATGAGCGCCAAGGTGAGGTTGTCGCTGCCACTGAGGTTGACCACATCGTGCCCCACAAGGGTGACGCGACGATCTTTTGGAATCGGAACAACTGGCAGTCGCTGTGCCATAGCTGCCACAGCCGCAAGACGGCCCGTGAAGACGGCGGCTGGGGCAATCCGAGGCGCTGACCGTGCGGAATGCCCGAAACAGGGCTCAAATGAGACGGATTCCCATCCATGGGGAGGGGGAGGGGCAAAAGTCGAGGGCTTTTGCCTTCTAGACCGTCCGCCCAGCCTTTCTTTCACGACCGCGAAATTAAAAAATCAGGAGTTGCGCGATGGGGGGCACCGCCACGGTCGCCGGCCGTGGTCGCAAACCCAAGCCAACGGCCAAAAAAGCACTCGCCGGAAATCCCGGCAAGCGTGCGCTGAACACAGCAGAGCCGCAGTTTTCCACGGTGACGGATATCGACCCGCCGGAGTGGCTGAGCGATCGCGCGGCCACGATGTGGCGGATGTTGATCCCGGAATTGCTCCGTGAGCACGTCGTCGCGCTCACCGATCTACACAACGTCGAGGCGTTTTGCACCGCCTATGACAAGTGGCGGATGGCTGAAGAAGCCGTCCAGCAGTTCGGGATTGTTGTCGAGTCTGCCCAGGGCAGCCCCATGAAGAACCCGGCGCTCACTGCCGCGAACGAATCGATGCGCCAACTGGTGACATTCGGATCATTGCTCGGCCTGGATCCCTCCAGCCGAACCCGAATCATTGGCGGAAACAAGCAAACCTCAACCAACGAGTTCGCCAAACTACTGAGTTCATAATGACCAAAGCCGCGCACCCCAACGTCGACAAGGCGATGGCGTGGGGGCGGTCTGTTCTCCGGGGGAAAGTGCCCGCCTGCCGATACGTTCACCAGGCGATTCAGCGTCACTTCGACGACCTGGGCGCCAGCCGAAAGCGCGGGTACCGCTTCAAATTCGATCCGGCCAAGGCTGAGAAAAAGCTGAAGCTGATGCAATTGCTGCCCCACACAAAAGGCGAATGGGCCTTCAAGCGCCAGCTGATAACGCTTGAGCCTTGGCAGCTGTTTGGCCTGGCCGTGACATTCGGGTGGGTAAAGAAGAAGGGCGGTCACCGCCGTTTCCGCGAAAGCTATTGGGAGGTTCCGCGCAAGAACGGGAAATCGGTTGTTGCGGGTGGCGTCGGTATCAGCATGTTCGTTGCGGACGGTGAGTTCGGCGCCGAGGTCTACGCCGGCGCTACTACCGAAAAACAGGCCTGGGAAGTTTTCCGGCCCGCCAAGCTCATGGTCAGCAAGTCGCCCATGCTGGTCGAGGCGGCCGGTATCGAGGTGAACGCCTCGAACATGAACATCCCTTCGGACTTCAGCCGTTTCGAACCGCTGATCGGCAATCCTGGCGACGGTGCGTCGCCAAGCTGCGCGATTGTGGACGAGTACCACGAACACCCATCTTCAGCCCAGTACGACACCATGCTTACCGGCATGGGCGCTCGCCGTCAGCCGTTGATGTTCATTATCACCACAGCGGGTGCGGACATCGAGGGGCCTTGCTACGACAAACGTCGGCAAGTAATCGAAATGCTCGAGGGCACGGTGCCCGACGATGAGCTGTTTGGCTGGATCTGGACGTTGGACGAAGGCGACGACTGGACGGATCCGAAGATGCTGGCCAAGGCCAACCCCAACCACGGGGTGTCCGTTTTTCAGGACTATCTGGAAAGCCAACAGGCACGGGCGATCCGCTCCGCCAGGTTCACCAATACATTCAAGACCAAGCATCTCAATCTGTGGGTGAGTGCGAAAGCCGGCTTCTTCAACATGGAGGACTGGAAGGCGTGCGAGGACACCACGCTGACCCTTGAGCAATTCGAAGGGCAGGAATGGATCGCCGGTTTTGACTTGGCGCGCAAGCTGGACATGAACTCCCGGGCTCGCCTGTTCTGGAGGGTGATTGACGGCAAGACACACTATTACAGTGTCGCCCCGAAGTTCTGGGTTCCCTACGACACCGTCTTCAACACCGATAACAAGCGCATGTCCGAACGCTTCCAGGCGTGGATACATTCAAAACACTTGGATGTGACGGACGGGGCCGAGATCGACTATCGGGAAATCCTCGAAGACACCAAGGATGCCAACCATCTGGCGCCGTTGCGCGAGTCGCCGATTGACCCACACGGAGCGACAGGGCTGAGCCATGAGCTTGATGACGAGGGGTTCAACCCGATTACGATCACCCAAAACTACACCAACATGTCTGATCCGATGAAGGAGCTTGAGGCGGCCATTACCGCCGGCAGGTTTCATCATGATGGGAATCCGATCATGAGCTGGTGCATCAGCAACGTCATCGGCAAAAACCTGCCCGGCAATGATGACATTGTGCGCCCGATCAAACAGGGCGAGGACAACAAGATCGATGGCGCGGTCGCGCTGATCATGGCGATAGGTCGGATCCTCCTGAAGTCGGAGGTTCAAGGATCTGTTGACGACTTCCTTTCCAGACCGATGAGCA